CGCTGGGCCACGCCGAAAGAGCAGGTTTGCAACAGTCGCAAAGCGAGGCCGGTAGTCCGCTCAGACGGTACGCAGTATATGACCATGACGGGGGCGGCTGAAGCCAACGGCGTTGCGGTGTCAACAATCTGGAAGGCCGTTCGGTCGCATACTCTTAGGGCAGCAGGTTTTCACTGGTCTTACCTAAGCTCAACTGGTCTGACAAAATTTTCAGCGTCTCACAGTACGACACCATTTCGTCGTCGGTCGGCCGGCGCTGCAGAACGACGCTGATCAGGTAGCGATCACCGCCCATGAAGGCAAAACCCGACGAGATGCCCCACTGCTCCGGCCCGCCGCGCCGCTGCGTATGGCGCAACACGCACGGCACGTTCTGCGCCTGAATCTCCTCGTAGGTCGACAGCAGGCGGTCCAGGAGCTTTAACTCAGGATCCGACAGCGTCTTCCAGACGGTGTACGAGGCCAGCACGATCGGCGCCAGCAGCGCGATGACCAGGACATTTGTGAGCGTCAGGCCCTGGACAGCCTTGACCAGCCCGGCGAGCCGTCCATCGGCCGGCGGCGGCGGCGGCTCGCTCATGGCCGGTCAGGTGGCGCCGATCCACGTCTTGAAGCTGTTCACGATGGCGTCCTGCGTGGCTCCTGACGGCACCGTGCTCCAGGTCGCCGCCTCGAAGATCTTGCCGTTGAGAGAGGCGGCCGATGCGTAGCCGTGTCCGAGCCGCAGCGCATTGCCGAGACTCTGCGTATCGCCGGACCCAGTGGAACCCCATGTGCCGCCGTTGACGCGGCAGTACAGAGTGCCGCTTTCGTGCTTCCACTCGATGACATAGGCGGTTGCGACCACGATCGACGTGCTACCGCTCGCATAGTCCTGGTTGCCGTCATAATTGTAGGCATTGACGGTAAAGGGAGTCGGACCGTCACCCGCGAAAATGCCAGCATAACCGCCGGTGTCGGCCATGATCGCATCCGCCGCATAGGTCGGCGAGCCAGTGGTCGCTATGGCATCGAACAGAACGCTGACGATCATGTAGCCGGCGCCGGCGGCGATGAAATTCGATATCGCAGCGCCCTCCAGAAAATCGCCGTCGAAATCCGCACAGGTGCGGCTGTTCGGTCCTGCGGTGGTGACGCTCGGCTGGCTGCCAGCCGTTGCCTGGGTCATGTGCCTGCCGTTGCCCGACTGGTCGTTGAGCGAATTGACGCCGGTCGCCGTGGTGTAGCGGGTGCCGCCAGCGAACGAAGTCAACAGATCGCGCGACATCGACCAGGCGGCGGTCGGTGATGTGCCGTCGAGCGGCGGCGCCCCGCCGGCAGCGCCCACCGTGACGGTTCCGACCGAGACGGCGAGCGCCAGGCCGGTGAGCGTGACCGTCTCGGTGTCCGGTATGACGCACTGGATCGCATAGGCCTGCAGCTCGCGCAGTCCGTCACGCTCCGAGCCGACGCGGATCCAGCCGGATGCGTTGCCGCCGAAGGAGGCCGCCGGCACATTGTAGGAGGTGCCGCTCAGTCCGGCGTGCGTGGTGACGACGCTGGTGCCGGTCGGATCCAGCACCTCGATGATGGTGGTCTGGCCGCCTTCCGGCGACACGTCGCCTTCGTCCCAGGCCTTGATGATCGACGTTTCAGTGAGCCGGTTGCGGCGCGCCCAGGTGACCGGGATCGGATCGAGCCCGGTGATATCGACTGGCACACCCGAGAACCCGTCGTCGCCGTTGACCTCGACATCGGCCGGCCGGAACGGCAGATGCGGCCGCGCCGTCATTGTCGCGCTTTCCACCGGCGCCGCCAGTTCCGACAGCGTGCCCTGCGAGGTCGAGGGCAGGATCTTGTAGTTGACCGTCTCGCCTTCCGCCCGGATGTCGATGTCGTCGGCGAAGTTCATCGAGGCGTCGATGAACCAGACCGGCGTGCCGGCCGGCCAGGCGCGCGGCACCGTGTCGAGCACGCCGCGGGTGAAGGTGTAGCCGCTGACGCCGAAGTCGGAGACCAGGCAGATCTCGCTGTCGGTCTCGTCGCTGCCCTCGATGATCATCAGCCCGCCGGCCACCGGGCCGTTGCCCTGGGTGCGATCCGGAAAGCTCAGGATCACCGTCTCCACCTCGATGGCCAGCGGGTTGGGCAGCGTCGCCCGACTGGCGATCGTCTTGGTGCCGAAATTCTCGTAGCCGGTGCCGCCGGCGGCATTGGTCGCCTCGCCGTAAAGCTCGAACGTGTCGGTGTCCTGGCCGTCCTCGGCGGCCAGCACGCCGGCGAACACTTCCGGATAGTCGACGCCTTCCAGGATGGCGGCGTCGATCAGGTTGACGGTGACATAATAGGGCAGCGTGATGATCCCGGCATGGTCGGCCGTCGACGGCGGTTCAGACGGATCGGTCCATTCCGATTCCGGCGGCTCGGTATAGTCGGCCAGCGCCAGCGAGAAGATGTCCTCGACCAGCGACACGCGGACCGTCGAATCGCCCGGCTTGCCGTAGTCGACCGGCCCGACCCGCATGACGATCGAATCGATGCCGTCCTCCGGAGAGTCGAGCACGCAGCAGTCGCCCGGCAGCAGCGCCCAGGCGGTGCGGTTGATCTCGATGTCGCACTTGGCCAGCGGCGTCGAGGCGGAACGCAGGTCGCGATGCGCCAGCCGGGTGGCCAGCGAGGCGTTGCGGACGCCGTAATAGTTGCGGCCGTCCGAGATGACGCCGCCCTGCGCCTCGATGTTGGCGAGGTCCTGGGCGACGACGGTTTCCTCTTCCTCGTTCTCCGGATTGGTCCAGGTCACCACGATCTCGTTGATCGTCTCGCCCCACAGCTTGCGGCTGAAATTGGTGACCAACGAATTGTCCGGCGTGAACACCGGCAGCGACGGGATCGAATAGTCGTTGCGGATCAGTTTCAGCGTCAAAAGCCCGGTGCGCGGGTTGACGAACAGCGTTGCCTCGATGTGGTCCAGCACCTCGGTGATGAAGTCCTCGATGGCGCTCTGCCTGGTCCAGATCATCGACAGCCCGAATCCTTCATTGTAGAGCACGACGCCGCAGGCATTGAAGCCGTCGACATCGACGGCGCTGGCCGGCGCCCCCATGCCCCAGTTGGTGTTGGTCAGGCACTCGTAGATGATGTGCGCCGGATTGGAATCGAACTTGCCCATCGGCGCCAGGAACCAGAACGACGTATCGGACAGGTGCGAGGCCATGTAGGCGCCACCCCAGGTCATGTTGATGCCGCACCACGTATAGGCGGCGTCCGGATTGACGAAGGGCGAGGCGTTGACGGTGATGGTCTGGGTGACGGTCAGGCTGCCGACATCGACGATCCGGATCCAGTCGACAAAGACACCGCTGACGCCGCTGGAACTGCCTTCCGGCAGCGCAATGAAGTTGCCGCCGAGATCCATGCGCTTGGCCAGCAGCCCGCCGGGCGCCCCGAGCAGGCTGCCGTTGCCGGTCATCGACCGCCTCAGTGTGCTAACGGCGGCATCGTAGACCAGCACGTCGCCGTTGTTGCAGATCAGGATGACCTCGTCGGTCGCCTCGAAATAATGCACGAGCCGGATGGTGCGGCCGGCCAGACCGGGCGGCGTATGCCAGGCCGCTGAGAAACTGCCGTTCCAATGCACCAGCACCATCTGGGATTCCGAATAGCTGGACATGGCGTAGGCGTATGCCAGCCCCATCGACAGCGTATAGACCCCGTAGCCTTCCGGCGTCGTGGCGCCCAGCGCGTGCGCCGAGTCGATGCTCCACAGGACGCCGTCCTTCTTGAACAGGATCCAGGCGCCGGAGCTGGACGGCGCGAACCACCCCAGCGCATAGCGGATATCGTCGACCAGGATATCGTCGGCATAGATGCCGATATTGTGATCGAACGGCGCCCCGGTGCTGGTGATGGCGTCGTAGAGGCTGATGCTCTGCACAAGTTCCAGATCGCTCAGCCGGTAGATGTCCAGGAAGGTCGGCGCAGTGCCGAAGATGTTGCCGCCGGTGCGCCGGAACAGCTCGCCGTCGTCGGTGATGTGGACGGTGCCGCCGCCCAGCGAATTGTCGATGGCGGAAATGGTCCGGATTTCGCCGTCGGGCAGCGAGAACACCTGCACGGTGCTCTCGCCGCGCACGCACCAGTCGCCATTGGTGTCCCACTGATAGGCATCGTTGCCGGTGCCGAGCGTGCCGAAATCGATGCCCGGACTGGTCAGTGCGGCGCTGGTCCGGAAGATCTTGGCGTAGAGCGCCGCCAGGCCGATCGAGGCGCGGCCGACCTCGCACCAGACGCCCGGCAGATAGGGCGAGTTGGCCTGCCAGTAAAAGCCCCGCATGTCCTGGCGCGGTCGGTTGGCGAAGAAGATCGAGGCGATGCCGCGATAGGCCGGCATGGTCGCCGAGGTGCGGCCGTGCTTGGCCGCCAGGAGTTCCGGCATCAGCTGGGTCGAGGTTCCCGGCAGCCAGGTGACGTTGCCGTCGACGCCGCCCTCTTTCTTCAGGCCGCCGAACAGGTTGTCATTCCTGAGAACGGCGGTCCCGGCAACGGTCCACAGCACCGGCGCGGCGGTCGGCCAGGCAGGTTTTTCAGCGATGAAGATATTCGACAGGTATTCGACCGGGCCGGCGCAGATGCCGAAATGCATCGACAGCGCATATTTGGTGACTTCCTGTTTCGGCTTTTTCTTCTTACCCACCGCGGCGCAGCCTTGTCGCCGTCACGACCTCGGCCGCGAGGACATCGCCCGACGCCAGGAATTTTTGTTCACTGATGCCGTTCCTGAGAAAGTCGCGAAAATCGAGATCGTGACGAGAAAACCAGTCACGCGCGCCGGCCACGCAATGGCCGGTCTTGCGGATGTCGTCGATGGTGATTTTTTGGTCGCTAGGCATTGATCTCAAAGGTCC